TTTCATAAAAAAAGATCTCATGCAATCCTTATTCAAAAGAATTGTATGAGGTCTTTTTATATGGTTCTTCTTACATTCGCCTACAATCCTGCAAAAAACAGCTCGTAAAGGTCATCTTCCACTTCCAGCATCGGAGAATTCTCGCCGCCCCCGTTTGTGCTTCGCCGCATGGCTGCATAAGCCTCTTCCCCTGCCGTGATCAGATCCATATCATAAATCTCATATCCAAGTTCCCTGCATTTGCTGCAAAATGCCGCAAATGGCTGTGATGCTTTCTTCGTTGCCAGAAGCTCTGCTCTCAGCTTCGGATCATGTAAAGCTTTCGTTCCTCGTTTCAGTCATTCATCATCCATCACCCAGCCTTTGATGGTGTAGTCCTTGGTATCGCATGTAACCTGACGAGAACCTTCGGTTTGAACAATCCGGAAATTCCGGATTGTTATTTCACCCTTGTTTCTATTCGTTGGTTTTCCCTCACAAGTTTTACTGCACTTTCTACGTGCACCGTATATCTATAGGTCTAATAGTTAAGTCTTACACCGCCCTGCACATCCTCAATAATACTTAAAAATCTATGTTTATGTAATAGTTCAATCTTTAAATCTTTTTGTTTCTGTATCTTACATTTCTCTGTCGGTGGCAAATCGGTGGCAATGCCACCATTCTACTACACCCTCTCTACCTTCTTAAGATACACCCATCCTACACCGCTTTTCAGCTTGCCGAATCCGTTCTTTTCTTCTACGATCTCGTACTTACCTGGCTGCAAAAATGTTCTGGCAGCACTGTATGTTTTGGCCGGTCCTGTCCTGATTGGAACATTTGCGGTTTTCAGCCGCACCTTGTATGGGAGTTTGGCGGATGTGTACATCTTTTTACCGGCATCGTTGTAGACATGATACCCGGCATGCTGATCTGCACACTGCTTGGCTTTCTTGAACGTCTGAAACGCTCCGATCTGGCTGCTGGCGTTCTTCCAGGTCTTGCGAACACGGTACCACTGTTTCGTGGTTGCTGGAAGAATATCGCCACTCTGCCCAGAAATAGATTTCTTGAACGCATTCCAAGTGTACGTACCTGTATTGTATACATACGGATTCGGGCAAATCTTTCCGGTTACATCATAATGACGTATCACATGATCTGCCGAGACATGATATTTTTTCATCAGATACCGGACCAGCTCAATGGTTGACTGCACCGTCTTATTTTCAAAATACCAGTCCCGGTCGGTCGCTCCAAGACTCGCCGCATTCTTCTTTCGCACACACATCTCAATCCCAATGCTATTAGCGTTTCTGCATTCCGGATGTTTGTAACTGCTCGCCCCACAATGCCAGGCGATATTCCGATCTTCCACGCACTGCCAAATTTCGCCGGCGAAACCGACAAAATAGTGTGCGGATGCTCCACGATTACCACCGCCGTAATATGAACAGTTTTCCTGTGCTCCGCCCAATGCCCCAACATAATGGATCACAATATATTTGATCCTGGAAATATTGCCTGGATTATAATTGTAATTTGAAATCATTCGGTTAATCTTGTTCATAGTCTCTACCGCCTTTCTCAGAGGACGCTCATGCGTCCCCTTTTTTTTCTGCTTTCTGTGTCAGTATGTCGATCGCATTGGCGATCACTGCCGGCAGCGGTATGCCCATCAGTCCGGCATTCTCTACAATGCTGATCAGTTCGTTGGCAATAAACCCGATAATCACCGCATCGCGGATGTAGTCAACACCGATTGCCAAATCTAACCGATATGCCACCAGAACAAACAGCAGCGTCATGCATTTCCTGCACAGACCTTTCCAGCCTGTACGGCTCTCCAGTGTTCCGGATTCCGTCTTCTTGCTGTTATGGAATACCCCGGCAACGATCAGACCGGAGATGTAATCGATCGCCATAAAAATGATCAGCGTCATCAATGCCTGATCCCAGCCGCCAAAAAAAGAAGCAATCGCCCCACCGACTGCTCCAATACCTGTACATAACATTTCTTTTTTCATCCTCGTTAGTCTTTCCTTTCTTGTTACTCTGTGAGAACATTGATTCTTCGCACCCAGATACCTTCGCCGTTCTCGTTGGCTGATATCATCATATACTTTGCATTATCCGGAACAGTAACGATATAATCACAGTCCCCTTCTTCTTCGATTTCTACAGCTGAAACCATTGTGAATCCGGCACTGCTGTTATCAACTGCAAAAATAATCGGATATTTTCCGCGTCCACTACCGGCTCGTGATACCATGCTCGTATGTATGATATACCGTTCGCCTCGTTGTACATTCAGTGTTGTACACTGTGTTTTTGCCCCTTCCATAAGTACACACGAACTGCCAGCATCTTGTGCTTCCCACAGTTTGCCGTCTGTGATAGACACTGTTTTTTCTACTGAAAAAATTGCCTGTACATTCCGGACATCCTTGCGTGTTTTTGCCATCAACGCCTTACTCTGTCCTGTAATACCTGCCATCTTTGTTTCCATATCTTTTACGTGCTCATTTGTATAACTCTTACACGCCTCAGCGTTATTGTAACATTCTTGGATGCTGTCATGGATCGACTGCCGGACATCCCGCCCGTAGACTGCCGCCAGTATCTTTTTTAAGTTCTCTGTTATAGCCATTCCTGTTCCCCTTTCCTATGAAAATGTCAGCTTCAATGCCGCATGCACACCACATGGTGCATTGTTGACTGCGTTGGTTGTATTCGGCATCGTTGCGGCAATAGATACCATATTACGGTTGACAACGCCCCGGTAGGACGATGCCGCTACCAGCGTGGATGCATTGCCACCATAAATATAATTCCCATTCTGCCGGATCTGCAGTCCGGTTGCCGATGCTATGCTAACAGAACTGCAGCCGACAATCGGTGTCGATACCGGAATGCAGAACTGCACTTCCTTGCCTGCGGATGTCACATAGCCAGCCGTGAAACATTCAATATTTATGCTGTCGCCCTTGGTCAGGATATTCATATTTCCGACTACAAACCAGTATGATCCGCTGTAGACCAGCTCCAAAACCGTGTACTGATCTATCAGCTCTGCAGGGATGTTGCTGTTCCGGTAATAGATTGGCTTCGCTCCGGTACTGTTGACATTCAGTGTAGGATTGCCGGCCGTGTTCGCATAGCTGAACCGCACGAACACTCTTGCACCAGTTGCCAGTTTGAAGTTCGACAGGCTGGCTGTTTTTGCGGCGGTAGAGCCTGACGTATAACACACGGCATAATGGGCAATGTCAGCCGTACCATTGAAATTAACGCCATCTATTGCCCGTGTCGTCTGGAGTTTTGTAGCTGATCCTGCGTTTCCTGTAATTGTTGTCTGTGTTCCTCCGGCATTGGCATCCACATAACTTTTCACTTTCTTCCATAACTCAGTAAGTCCTGTCTTGTCCAGATACGCCATGTCTCTTCCTCCTATATCAATTCGATCACACGCAGATGGCATCAATTTCAGCGTTGGTGATGGCATCGACTACGAACATGCCGCCCAGGGCATCCCATGCCTTGCCGTCCCAGGCCACGTTCGTTCCTGCCGGCCCGTAATCAGATGCCGCTTCCAGGTTGTACACATCACCGGTAACCTGCCCTGTAGTCGGCAGTTTTGTTGCATCTGCCAGGGAACCCTTGTACTTGTACACGCCTGTGATGTCGGATTTCTTCGCATAGATACCAGATAAATCTGCCTCTGTTGGCAAATCATTCAGTTTTGAAAACATCGCTGGAGGCATGAGACCCATATTACCAGTAGTTGCAACTGGAATATTTGCTTTTACGGTACTTCCTGCAAAAGTGAGACTAACAGATGCTTGCGTGTAATCTTCCTCAGCATAGGCCATTGTCATGGCTTCCCATGTTCCTTTACCGCTCAGAAGTTTACCCGTATCGCCTTTCGCCGGTGCCGGTACCAGTCCGTGTGTACCTGCCGCATTAGCTGTTGCACCCTTGAAGTCAGAGTAGGTCGTGTTTGATGCCGGGATGCCTAAGCCTGTGATATCTGTCTTAGTAACTGGTGTTATACTAGATACGTGTCCGGTTGCATCCACGGTCACTTTGTACAGTCCGTTTGTTTTCGCCGTATAACTCGGATGCACATATTTGTTCGCACCGGTTTCGATTCCTGTCAGTTTGTTCTTCTCTGCTGTCGTATAGTCGTTCGTAGACAGTCCTTTACCGCTTACTTTGTCTACCTTCCCTGATAATGCTGTTTTGATCTTGCCCCAAAGATAAGTTAATCCCGCTGTATCCAAAAATTTTGCCATAATGTTTTTCTTCCTTTCTTTTAACTGTAAATGCAGATCTCATCAATCTGCCCATTCGTTATCGCCGTTACTGTTGTATACTTCACACGCCCCTGCCCTGCCTGCAACTGTTGCTGTGTGTATGTTAATGCCGTACCGCCAAGCGTGACCTTGCTGTTTGCCGGTTTTAACAGGTCTGTCACCTTCTTGGTGATCTGCAGTTGCTGCTGTATGTTGTACGTGGGTGCTGCACAAAAAACCTTTTCACCAATCCTCAGCATATCCACATCATAACCGGCATCCGACAGGTCGATTGCAGATAATTCTGTCACCAGATTTGCCCCGTTGATCTTCTTGAACGCCTTTTCGCCTTCTTCTTTCAGCTTCGTGGGGTTCTGTATTTCGGAAAACTCCACGGTCTTCGTGATGATGCCGTATTCTTTCACGGCTGCTGCGTCTTCCAGGTAATCCTTGCCACCGTTTACATTTGCGATTGTGACCGGCCATTCGTTGTTTGACGTCGATGACCCGAGCGGGATCAGACGCGTTGCAAGGTCATCCGTCTTGACGTTCTTGGTAACATCAATTATGTTCTTCCCCTGCCGTATATCCTGGCCGCCTGCCTGTTCATATTCTGCCAGGTAATCAATATAGTGCACACCGCCGACGGTTCGTGTTCGGATATACCCGCCGCTTTCTGTGACGAGTTCATCCAGAATGTCCCTCGTGGTGCTGTAATCGTTCCGCTCCCGGTCTGCCGCTTCCCCGGTAATAGTCACCTGACCGATCAGGAACTGCTTGAAATCATCCACCTGTTCGTTGTGTTTCTTAACCAGCCACTTGAAATAATTTCCTGGCGTTGTCTTTCCCGGTACATCCGTGCCGGTCTTGTGGAATGGACGGATGATGCTGTCCTGGAAGAATACCAGGTCGCCTTCTGTCTGGATCTCCATCTCAATGTTCCTGTCTTCGACGGTGTTCATCACAACGCCCCGGTAGATCGTCTTCTCACTGCCCGTCAGGTCGAACCGGACCACTTCCAGCATGGACTTTCGCCGCAGGACGGATGCCGCAAGCGGATGGTCCAGGACGATCGAGACATCACAGGAGCCGTTTTTGTTGACTTCCTGGGTCAGTGCCCCTTCTGTGATGCAACGGTCTCTTATCCATGGATGGTACAGGTAGGAACCATCCAGCGTGATCTTGTACATTAGAACCTGCCCCCTCTGTATTCTACGGAAACCGTGCCGCCATCCCCTTCAAACTGCATGGTATGGCTGCCCTCTGTGATCAGGATATCAGGCACCGTGCTGTGCCCTTTTGGGATCTGGTAGCTTTTTCCGTCATATGTCACTGTGACCGCCGCCGAAGCTTCAAAAACACACCCCGTCGGCATCACATCCCCTACGACCGTGATTTCACCCGGTACCGGGATGTTTTTATAGTCTCTGATGATATCCGTTTCAAAATTGAAGCTGTCCCATTCCCAGTCATCCAGTGACGTTTTCCGTGCCAGCTTGTACGGCTCTGCATCCAGCGTGACTACGATCTGGCTGTAATGCTGGTTGAGCTTGCTGCTGTCCACGCTTACCCTGGCATCGTAATAATAGCCGTCATCCCCGAAGATGACCGGGAGCCGCCTGCCGTGCAGTTTCCCGCGGATGTCACTGGCTTTTGACAGCCAGGTGCTGTAAGTCCCGTCCTTGAAGTCGAACGTCAGCTTATGTGTTGCATTGTCGTACACTGGGAAACCAGTAATGGCTTCCGTCAAGTCCAGTGCACCGTTCCTGCCGGGGATGGTCACGGTACTTTTCCGGACGGACGGCGTACCAAGGTCCACACCCAACAGTTTCAGCCCAAAATCGCCCATTTTATACTTTCCGATCTGTACATCCATCAGCTTCCCCTCCTCTGCCGGTTCCGTATTGTGTTCATGTTTTCATTGACGTATGGTGTGACCGCCTTGCCTACCGTCCTTCCATCCAGGTCGACCGTGGTATGCAGCTCTGCCTGTAACTGTATTGTCTGGTTGCTTGCCGCTTCTAATAGTTTCCCTATCGATGCATTGCCTGCATTTGAAACGGTTATGAAATTGCCTAATTGATTAACCGTCTGCTCGAACCGGTCCAGGGATGCCAACAGCTTCGGATCCAGCTTTTGTAATGCTGCCTTTTTCTGTTCAGTATCCTCGAATGGTGTCGGGAGTGCTTCCAGTACTTTGCCCACCTCAGACAGTCGTCCTTTTTTTGCCAGCTTCTGTATTTTTTTCTTACTTGCCGCATTTGCTTTCAGGGTTTCCAGATCCAGCTCAGAATCATCGGTGCCCTTTGCCTTCTTTTTCTTTGCCGTTGTCTTGCCCGAAGTTGTGGTACCCTTTGCATTTGTTGACGTTTTCGTGCTTTTCGCGGATTTATTTGATTTTCCAAGCTCAAACGCTTTTTTAAACGCTTCGATCATATCCTTTGCAATGCCCCGCATGGATTTTTTCAGCGTTTCTTTTTCGCCATTCAGACTCTTGATCAGGCTCTTGGCGATCTTCTTTCCGGCTTCTTCGGCTGCTTCCTGTGCGGTTTTGGCTGCCTCTTCCACTTCTTTCGTCCATCCGGCTTTTACATCTGTCAGACGCTGTTCGAAGAAATCTTTCGAAAAGGTTTCGGACGAACTCTGCAGCTGTTCCCATTTCTCCTTGTACGCCGCCAGTTCTTCCGCTGACATTGCGTTCAGGTGCTCCACGAAGTTGTCTGCCTCGTTCAGGTCCATGCCAAGGATCTGGTCCATCAGGCTTTCCGGTATCTTGTCCTTGAGCTTTTTCAGACCTTCCTGGTACCGCTCGACTTGTGTCAGCTGGGTGTCCAGGTCATACATATTGGCCGGCTCCGACATTTTCTTCTTCATGTCGTCCCGAAATGAGATGATCTTGTCGTAAACTTTCTGGTACTTGTCTGCGATCCCGTCCAGCTTCTTGTCTAAGTCGTCTTCGATCTTACTGTAAGCTTTCTCTGTCCCTTCTTTCAGGGCATCCATGAACGTTGATGTGTATTTGTTGGCATAGTTCTTGATCTTTTTGGCGTTCTTCCGGATCTTTTTTGCTTCTTCCTGGAGCTTTTTCTTCTGCGTTGCATCCGTGGTGTTGCCCGCCTCTGTTTTCTTGTCTTCGGCCAGTTTTTCGTATTTTTTTACAACTTTATCCACATAGCCGTCAATCTTGTTATCCAGCTTGGAAACCAGGAGCTCCTGACGCTTGTCAAGCCCGCTGGTGATGGATTCCATGATCGCAGACGCCGCATCGGAATAACCGCCCTTTGCCGCATCCACTTCACCGGCTGCCTTGACAGCTTCCTCGGACATCTTCTTCATGGTCTTTTTCAGCTTCGGGACTTCGGCTTCAATGCCCTTGATCACACCTCCGACGATGTGTTTACCGATCTCGTCCTTGAAAACCTTGGACAGTGAATGGATCTCAAGTGTATCCTTTGCGGTTTCCAGTGATGAGTCCGCCATAGCTACAACACTGTCATTTACTATTTTTTCACCGCGTTCAATTCCGACTGCGGCACCCTCAGCCATGCTGAGTCCGATTTCATCACGCCATACATGGGACGGGCTGTTCTTTTTTATTTTTTTCTCCGCTTCATTTACAGCCGATTGGAGGACGCTGTTTACCGCATTCTGTACAAAAGGTGATCCCCTGTTGATTCCAACTGCAACACCTTCTGACATGCTCTGGCCAATACTTTCGAAAGAACTTCGGTAAGTCCTTGCCGTGTCTGCTGCATTTTTCATGGAATTCCCAGCCGCCTGTGACACCTGCCCGGAATTCTGCTGGATTCCGTCCGCGGTTGCTTTCTGCGACTCTTTTCCGGCTTCCTCTCCGCCTTTCTTGGCCGCCTCCGTGACTTCCTTCTGGCCGGATTCGATCCCGCTTTTTGCCTTTTCTGTATGTTCCTTGCCGCTCTTCTCTCCGGCTTCGCCTGCTTTCTGGGCAATTTCCTGCCCTGCATTCTCCCAGTTCGCAGATATCGCTGACAGTTCCTCTGTAGATGCCTCCACTGCTTCGCCGCTTGTTGCCGAAAAACTCCGTGCATATTCCTCTAACTGTGGTTTTGTCATTTCCGTACATGCTTTGACGAGATTTGCACTCTGCGGCCCCAACTCTAACAAGTGGTCATACAATTCTTTGGTCATACCGTCACCGGCACGGCCTGCGAGGGTTTTCATATTCTGAACCCACTGATTCGCAGCATTTTCTGAGCTGTGCATATGTTTTATTATATCTTCAGCAGAAATTTCTTTGTCGCCTGAAAATTCCTCATACTCATTTACAATGCCTTTCAGGCTGTTCTGGATGGACGTTTTCATGCCCTCATAGGCTTGCTTGACCTCGTCAGACATTTCTGTTGCGGAGTCTGATACGGCTTCATTTGTTTCTTCGGTGGTAACTTTGTATTCTCCGGCTTTTTCGGATGCCTCGCTTAACTTCTCCTGTGCCTCGCTGTAAGTTCCCTCCAAGTCCTCAATTACTTTTTTCTGTTCTTGGAGTCGTTCATTCAGTTCTGTCTGTTTTACTCCATGAGCATCGTAGATATCAGACGTAGATTCAACCATATTGCCAGTGTCCTGCATGGCTTTGTTATATTCCTGCGTCTCGTTTCTCGACTCTACCAGAAGCCCATTGTAAACTTTTCGTGCTTCTGACAGCTGCGTTTCTGCCTCTGCAACATCCGTGGCTGCCTGCTTCACTTGTTCCTGGTATGCACTAGCAAGAGCCTGCTGCTTCATGGAATCGATCACGGCATCCACTGCGGATTTTTCTTTATTCAATGCTCCTGTCGTTTCATCAATGGAAAGTCCCAATTCCGGCATGGCTTCATTGAGCTGGTCAACCATTGCACTCATCTGTGCTTTTTCTGCTGCCGTTTTGCTCGTTTTATTTGCTAAGTCGTAGAGCTTATCCGAAAGTGTTTGATAGGTTGCCGCCTCTGTTTCGGCACTCTTGATATTTTCTTTTGCAGTTTCTTCATGTTCTTCTATGCTGTCTTTCAGGTTATTATAGGATTTCTGGCACTGCTCGATCGCTTTCCGGTTCTTTGCAGCATCGGATGTTCTGTCCTTCATAACCTTGCCAAACGCTACAGTTGCTGCCGTAAGCGATACCAACGCAAGTGCCACAAGTCCGAATGGATTCGCAAGAAGTGCTGCTGAAAATGCCTCAAACGCTTTTGATACCTGATTTACGACCAGCAACCCGACCAGTGCTGCTGCCAGTACTGCAAGGGCTGCTGCCAGTGCCGTGACTGCCGCCACTACTTCCGGGTGTTCCTTGACGAACTCCGTTGCCCATTCCATCGCATCTGCCCCGCTCTGCTGGAGTTCCATCAGCACCGGTGCAAGCTCATCACCGATCGCTATCTTCAGGATCTTGGTGGCGTTCTGGAAACGCTGCTGAGCAAATTCTCCGGTTGCCGACATCTTATCGAACGCCGCTGTAGCCGCCCCGGTGCTTCCTTCCATGGACTGCACCAGACTGTTGTATTTGGATGTTCCACTGTTCAGGATGGATAACATACCAACACCGGCCTCGGAACTCGACCACATGTTGTTGAACGCGGTCGTGTCACCGTCCACACTGTCGGCCAGTACCTGCAGCACATCTCCAAGTGAATTGCCCTCTGTCATCAATTCCGCGAAAGTCTTGCCGGTCTGCTTCTTGAGCGTTGATCCAACAACGGAACTTGTGCTTCCAAGCTCATTCAGTGCCGCCTTGACGTAGGTCGTTGCCTGTGCGGTCTGCGTACCGTTGGCGGTCAGCAATGCGTAGCTGGCTGCCAGGTCTTCCAGGTTCATGTTGTACGCCGCCGCCAGTGGGATGACCATGCCCATGCTGGAACCTAACTGTGCAACGGATGTTTTTCCTAAGTTCTGCGTTGTGATCAGAACGTCTGAGATCTTCGAAGCATCATCCACCGACATGCCATAGGCATTGATGGCGGTCGTCAGGATGTCCACGGCGGTCGTGGTGTCGGAAAATCCACCAACAGCCAACTTATTCGCTGTGCCGACAAAATCAACTGCACTCTCGGTCGCTACCGATGCTGAAATAGCCTGATAGGTCGCTTCTGCCAGTTCCCCGACACTCTTACCGGTCTCGCTGGACAATGCCAGGATCTCGTTTCGCATATCACCAAGCGGCTTCTGTGATTCGTCTGCGATCGTGCCAACCTTCGCCATCGCCGTCTCAAACTCCATGCTTGCCTGTGTGCAGTCCATGAGTGCGTCCGTGATCGCCTTGACAGATGCAGTTACCCCGGCAGCCAGCAGAGCCTGTGCAAGGGCATCAATGGCTGTACTTGCCTGGTCTGTCCCTTCCTCGAACCCGTCCCCGATGCTGTCGCCTATGTCAGAGGCACTGTCTCCGACGTCTTTTGCCGCATCCGAAACGCTGTCCGCAACATCCGACATGGCATCCTCTACTGCTTCCGCTGCACTCTCGCCTGCTTCTTCCACAGATTCCACAATGTTGTCCACAGCGTCCTGCACGGACTCTGCGGCATCCTGTCCGGCATCTTCCGCCGCATCTGTAACCGCATCCGCCGCATCTTCTGCTGCGTCCTGCACATCTTCCAGTGCATTTTCCACCTGCTTTGCCGCTTTTTCTGCCTCTTTCCCTGCTTCCTCTGTCGCCTGGGAAACGGCCTGCTCTGCCTGTTTTGCCGCATCCCGTGCATCGGAGGCAGTCTGCTGCGTTGCACCCTTCGCTGCCTGCTCGATCCGCTTTAAGCCTTTCTGAAATCCACTCTCGTCGATCTCAGTGTCAAATCTTAGTGTTCCGTCTGCCATTTCCTGCCTCCCATCTTCTTATCAGTCTCCCCACATCGCAGCCGCGAACAGGTCACCGATCTGTTCCTCATCCCGCTCGTCTTCCAGGGATATTGCCCGCTGGATCTTCTGGATCCGCCGGCGTTCCTGTTTGTCCCTGATCTTTCCGGCATCGATCGAACGGTAGCCGATGCGGGTTTTCGTGCCGGAATCATCCGGCAGGCCTTCCAGCAGCATCTGGAACTTCTGCCAGTGCAGATATTTACAGGCCAGCAGGTCAATGCCGTAATAGTTCCGGAAATCGCTGACAATATACGGTGCATCCTTCTCATAGCTGAACGTCTGCTTTCCACTGCCTTCACGCTCTTTTTCCTTTTCTGCTGACCGGATGCCGGCAATGAAATCCGTGACTGCCTGGACGGCCCCCTGGATGTCCGGCGGAATCTCTTTTTTGTATAACCGCAGGATCAGAAAGAGCCGGCTGCCCGGCTCCCCTGCCTGCTTCACTTCCCCGATCAGCTTCAGCACTGCCCGGAAGTCCGTCTTGACCGGGTACAGGACGCCCCCAACCTCAACGCTTTTCGGCAGTGGTTCATATAATGGGTTCACAGGTCATCAGCCTACGGTCGGCTTTTCCAGGAACGTGCAGCTCTTGCCGTCTGCCGCAACCTTGGCATAGCCCTTGACCGGTTCGGACTTCACGCCGAACGACCCGGAATACTGCAGTGCATCGGTTCCGTCACCGGATGCATCCGGGAGGATGGAGAACTCACGTTTTCTTGCCACGAATTCATCCTCTTTGGTCGCTTCGCCCTTGTCGAAGAAGTCCACGACCACGATGTTCCTGGTCTCCCCGGTCAGCTCGTCATCGTGCACGGATGCGATGTCCATCAGGATCGGGTTGTTCTCGTGCATGTCGAAGTTATAGGACCATGAGGTGCCGTAACCGGTCACGTCGCTGTCGCTGGAATCCTTGTCCACGTACTGGCGTTCATAGGTGGTCGGGTTCTTGGACTCTGAAAGTGTCGTGAACTTCTCCATACGGGTAAATTCTGTTGGCTCTGCCCCATCGCTGGCCGGTACGCCGTAGAAGGACACCCTGCCGGTTCTCTTGACTAATTTCGTTTTATTATTTTTTTCTGCCATAATTTAAGCCTCCTGTTCATAAATTAAGCGGCACTCGATACGATACGTAGCAAGATTAGCTTCGGCATCGTACAGGTAACCGCTGTTTAAGGTTTCGATTGCTATTGTATGTTGCTTTTCGTTCGCCAGCTCCGGAAGTTCCCCATCGTCCGAGGATTCTTCCAGCCACTCCTGAAGCCCCTGGTAGAAGCCGCTGTTCTCGATATTCACCCTGGCATCCTCGTCATAGGCTTCCTTGGAACAGATGGCGAACTGGTACTGTTTCTTTTTCCCGCCATCCACATATTTCTGGATCACCGGATCACACGGGAGCGGGTCGATGGAGTAACTCATCTCCTCGCCCAGGTAATCCACGTTGACCCGGCCGTCATGTAAAAACGGACAGGTCAGGAAGAATGTGCGGATGCTCTCGATGATGCTACTTTCCGCATGCAATTTTACCCGCCTCCTTCTGGATGCTGTCCTTGTGCCGGTTCTTCATGCGTTCGAACCATTTGGACTGCTTTTTGTGTTCGTAGTACTGCCTTCTGGCGTACGGTGTGGACTGCACGATCAGACCGGAACCGGTGACCGTGCCAAGTGTTGCTGCATCCCGCAGTGTGCCACTTCGGAACGGTGTCTCCGGTTCCATACGGTCTATGCAGGTCTGATCCACATACTTTTGTGCTTCTGCAAGGTTTCCGTTGAGCCTTGCCGCAAGGGAGGCATCCCATTCCATCCTTGCCGTGAACATCCCGCCGCTGCCATGCCCGCTGTAGCGGACGTCCTGCGGCTGCCGGATCTGGAACGTTTTCCTGGTCTCTGCCATCATGCACCCCCTGTCACCTTGATGTGCGGATTGCCGCCATACCGGTTGTAGTTTGCCGCCGACACCTTGAAGTGTTCTGTGCCGGCCAGGTCTTTCGCCGTCTTCATCTGCACGCTGCACTGCCCTTTTACCAGGTAATCATCCTTTTTGACCAGGACTGTTATATCCGGTATGCGGACCGTATAGGCATCCGCGGTCTTCCTGCCTTCCGTGGTGACACTGGACTGTTCTGCCTCATACCACCAAACAGCCGGGATGTATGTACTATCCCATTCATCCAGACGGGTTGCCGGATTGTAATGGCGGTGGTAGAGGGTTGCGTCAGTGTTGGTCAGCATTTCAGGCTCCTGCTGAGCAGACCGGTATTGAGCAGGTAACGCCTGCAGATCCGGTACATCTTCTGCCCGAGCAGTTCTGTTCGGTCTATCCCATCCGACACTTCCGTCACATAGGTGACAGAGTACCCGTCTGTCGTTTCGGACTTCTTTACCTGCCCGTCATCCCTATAGCACACATCAAAGACCGCTTCCGTCATTTCACAGGCACAGTCCTTTAAACCAGGCACAGCTTCCGGAACGGTGATCCGGTTCAGTGTGTACTGGTCAATATAGCTTTCTGCAATGCGTCTGCATTTTTTGAAATCCGCTTCTTTTTCGATACTGCCTTCGTATTCATCCCGGTAATATCCAAACTCTGTGTAGTGTGCCATGCTTCACCACCTCTGTGTTCTTTTCATTCTGCTGGTGCAAGGACTGCAAACGGACAACGTTTTGCCTTGTCTTTCTGCTGAGAATTGACCGGGTTCGGGATCTCCCAGCCCAGACGCATAACTGCACGCAGTGCCACCATGTCGTTCTGCATCAGGTTATAAGCGATCGTGCCGTCTGTGTTCTGGACAACACCCTCGGTGAAGAGTTTAAATGTAATGTCCTGACGCATCGCATAAACCAGCTGCGAGAAATCGCCTGTGATGATCTGTGCTTTCGTTTTATCGAAAGTTCCGTTGTTCGGGAAATACATACCGGAACCGTCCAGCGTGTAATTTGTGCCGGACTGCATATCGGTTTTGAAAATCGGCTGCCCTGTCGTATCTTTCAGACCTCTGAGTTTCGCCCTTACGGAAATATCTGCAACGTGTCCGTTCACAAAATAGCCGGACTGCTCTACCTTTGCAATGACACCATCCTCACCCATGATATCCGCATACAGGTCAGCCGTTGTTTTTACAACGCTTCCGGCTTTCGTTGCGGTTGCTACCAAGTCATCCCTCCAGGATGCCGGTTTTTCAACTCCAAAAAGTACTGCACCGTCAATCACCTTTCCAAAAGCTTCCTGTACCCTCGGCCTTACCTCGCCCCAGATATCGTAGTCTGCGTCTTCCAGAACTGCTTCCGGGATCGGTACGATGACTGCAATCTCTTCCGCAGTGATGTATTTCTTATCCCATGACATCTTTGTGGTCTTTTTCTGTCCGTTGTCCCCATTCACAAAATATGCCATCGGGAGCATGTCCAGTACCGGCATGCGGTACTTATTGGAACTCATGTTTGGCAGTCTTCTGCCCATTCTCAATACTGCCGATTCTGATACAACCCCCTGGATGATCTCCCTTGCATACTGCTCCGGGATCAGGGATTCTGCACCGCTGCGGTCGATCAGGTTTGCATCCAGATCAAACAGTCTTAAATTCATTCTTTTTTTCATCTTCTTGCCGCCTTTCTGATTAAGGAATTAACAAAATCATTGGTATTGTTTCCGGCTCCACCTCCGGATCCTGCCGCCCCGTTCTGTTTTGTCTGTGTGTTCACACGATAACCGCCACCTGCATAATGTGGGTTGTCTTTCAGAAACGCTTTTAAAGCTGTTTTGAAATCGGTCTTATCATCCACTTTCTTCGATACCTCAAACAACACAAAATCTGTGTACTTTGCGTCTACACCGTTTTCTTTCAGGATGTCTTTCTGTTTGTACGATTCCAGCTCTTTTTTTGCGTCATCGCGTTCTTGTTCGATGGCAGCCACATCCGGCTTGTTCGCCTGTCTCTTTGCTTTGAAATCACTGATTGCTGTTGTGATTTCTTCCTCCGTCATGCCCTGGCTTCTGAAATAATTGGCAAGTGCCGCACGTTCCGCTTTGCCTGCCCTTGCGTTTGCGATCTCTTCCGCCTGTTCATAACTGTATGTTGCCCCGGCATTTCCCGTATGGCTGCCGTCTCCATTCCCGACACCATTGCCCTGTCCAGCAGAGCCGGCTCCTCCTGCATTGCCGTCCTCAAAGAGCCTTAAATTCATTTTTCTATACATTGTATCTTCCTCCTTCGAGATTTTCCCAAGCTTTTAACGCCTTCATGTTTTGGGCATAAGAAAAGCACCCTCATAAGGTGCCAGTTAGTGAAACTGTATGCAGTTGTATTCCCGGTTGATCTCCGTAATCCCAAGGAACCACGAGTCCATCAACAGTTTTCCCTGCTCTGACAGGCGATCCCAGCGGATGTCTGCATCTCCGCTGCTTAATTCCGCCCGTATCTTGTCCTGTGTCAGATCATGCAGTGAATTGACCAGGTTGCAGGTCAGTGCGGATACTGCCGCACACGCACGGTCAGCACCGCTCTCGGAACGTGTCCCGGCATGGCCGACCATCCGGATGCTGTGCTCCGTCATTTTAATGCTTATCATGGTTTTCATCACCGCCTTTCTACGGATAACCGTCTGCCGTTGAACTGTACCGTGTCGCCGATCTGTGCCACTTCATCGCCAATCTTCACCCCTTTCAGTTCTGCGTGTCCGTCTCTTTTGTGACGGTGTAGTGTTCAGTCATCGTGTGTAACCTTAAGTCCGAACTCTGGAAGAAAGTTAATCTCGTAATGATACTTATCTACCTCAGCCCCTGAGATATCTTCAACAACATACATGGTGTAATCATTGAGAAATACATAATCTTTTTGATATTTCCCTTCTGCTGTTTCAATAATTACTTCCAGTTCGTTGTCTGAATTATTTTTCAGTGCAAACGTTCCGGTCAGTTCAAGCAAAATAGTATCTGTTCGTGCATTCAGAACGGTAAGTTTTCGCGTTACATTGAAGTTATCAGCTTCCTTGGAGATATTTGTACTTACCTGATCCGCTTCTGTGCATCCAGTCATTGCAAAACAACTCACTGCTGTCAGTACCAGCAATGCTGCTATTTTTCTTTTCATCACTTATTCCTCCGTATAGCATGTATTTGTCATTTTCTTGTACACATCTTCATAAAGTTTCTGCTTATCACCGTTGTATGTATACTCTGCATAGATACCATCACCACTCACCGTAGTAGATACAAGACACTTGTAATTCTGTAAAGTCTTGCAGCTCCATACTACGAATACGTTAGATAAGTCAATTGGCGGCATTACCGGTGTATCGGCAAAACCATTCTTGTTGTACCAATTAACCAGTTTCTTTTTACAAACGCTTTCAAAATGTGCCATCCCTGTGATAATCATGTTTTCATCCTCGCTTTCTTAATACAGTGTTGATTTATTTAATTCTTCCACCAGTTCCCTCTCACGTTCTGAAAGTTCATAACAGATGGCATCCTCTGCCTGCTTTCTGGCATTTTCTGCTGCCTGCTTTTCTGCATTCTGCTTCCTGGCTGCCGCCTGGTCTGACAGCAGAAGCCCTGCCCCGTAAATCTCTTTTTTCATGGCTCTCTGAGCGTCCAAGCTTCGCACAAGCTGGCATTCTTCACGCCTTACCCGGAAATGTACACCGTAACGTGCCATTTTCTGCATCATGGAAGCGGTAACGATATGATCCGGATAATCATACTTTGACAATTTCCGTGCCTTTTCCTGCCTCAGCTTTTTCGTTGTATCATTCACCAGCTTTGTCAGCTCCGGCGATGTCTCTGCTACCGTTTCCGGTTCGAAGCTGGTAATAAACGATGTTCTCACAGTTGCCCCGTTTTCGTACACGATTGAACAGTCACACACAATGTGGTTCATTCTGTCCCAGGTAGTCTTGCCGGACAATGCCGTGAGTGACGGGGCAAACAAAAAGAACGGGATGCCCCGTTCCAGATAAAATTCACATATATTTTTCAGGATGGAAAAAGGCGGGTTGTCCACCACCACACATCCCGGCGGGTACTCGTCTTTTTCGTAATCGCCGCCCGGCCAGAATGGGCGGATCACGCTCCCAGGATCGATATTGTAACGTTTGCAAACCCAGTCCTTTATGACGTCGTATATTTCCGGCGGTGTATAGCAGTCGTCTGTCGTTTTCTTCGGTTTGAATTTTTCGACAAATTCTTCGTAAGTTTTGCTTTTTATGTTTCTCACCTCCTTAAAAATGGGTACAAAAATACCACCAGTCGAAAGACCAGTGGTAAATACTTATTTTTCTTAGCTGTCAATAACTTTCACTATATCATCAATAGTTGCATCAATAGTATCCCAATCTGTAGGCGAATCACCCACATCTACCAGAAAATGCGTATCGTCTAATATCTCCACAACTGCTGCTTTTCGTCCATCTTTTAGAAGAATTGTGTCATATTCCTTTATGAGCATTTACTTCGCCTCCTTAATGTACGCACTAGTCAACTTTGTTGTGCCATCTTCCGTCCTGAGCCATGCTACAACTACATTTGCTGGTGTTTCTTTTTTACCATAAAGAATCATCTTCTGGACATATCTGTCGCCGTATCCATTATTATCAACATACTGAGCCGGATATTTCACAGCTCCCTGTTTTAACGCTTTTTGAAGTTCCTGCCAATTTCCCATTTCATAGCCCAAGCGATCTGTAAAGGCTCTTCCCTTTGGATACCCTTTTTGACTGTTTTCATCAAAAAGATATTTCGTAAACTTAGGCTCTGGTAAAATAGCCGTTTCTGCATTCGGTAGTTTAAGCTCTGGATGTTCCAGAAGCTCCTTTTGTCTTTGATAATCCATTTCGACGAACTTCCATTTTTCAGGGTCATTATACTTCATCTGCCTGAAATCCGCAAGACTTCCAGCATCTTCTTTCAGCACTTCCCTGTACCGTTCGTACTGGTTCGAATCAATCTTAGCATTCCGCATCATCTCCGGCGTATAGCGTGCGTTCTGCTGTTTCGTGTTGGTCGCTACCTTGCCCAGTCCGTCCTGATAGATTCGTTCACGCTGTTCCAGAAGTCCCATCTTCTTGCTGAATTGCTTGTACTCATTCAGCTGTCCCTGATACCTGGCTTTCTCCAGCATGATGTCGTCCTTGTCGGCTCCGGATTCCTGCAACAGCCGTATCTTCTGACGCTGGGCACGCATGGCGGTCTCCATCTTCCTCTGCTGCTGGGTCTGTTCGTAGGCATTGAGCTGCTTACCGTTCCATTCTTTTGTCTGGGCTTCCCTTTTGTTCTGCTCTTCCAGCCAGTCATCCGGATAGAGTCTTTCAGAAACGCCAGGAATGAACGGGTGGAACGTGTGCCGGCAGTTCGCCCCACACAATCCTGTGACGGTTCCGTATCCGCAGACCGTCCCTAATTCCTTCCTGCTGAACACCCTGCCCTGCCATGTCTGGTGATCTGGTCTCGCACATGGGTGCCAGGACACTTCAAAATACTCTGTATCGAGTTTTTCTGCGTTGTGCTCACTGACCTGTGCCGTGATCTGGTTCACGCCCGTAAGGACGGCTCTGCGTGCTGCCACGTCTACCCGGTTCGTATGCCCGGAAGCGTAATCCACAAACCTCAGCCCGCTGTTCGTCATCTGGGTGACGACTTTCCGGATCGCCGAGTTGTAGTCTGTGCCGCCCGTCACAACGTCCTGGATGGCCGTGTCCACGTATTTCTGGTAGTACTCGGCAAATGGTGTGAACACCCGCTTCCCTGCCATCAGGACTGAAAATCCGTAGCTCTGTGCCATATTAACGAGCGTGTCTTTTGTCTGCTTCCTGGCTGCCTCTGTGATCTGTCGCAGCCACTTGTTGTCCTCCGGCGTCAGGAAATCATCATTGACCTGTTCATAGATCTCCCGGTTACGGACATATTCCCATTCCGCTACCTTGTCATACATCTCGAACATTTCCGGCCAGGTTGCCCCCAGTGCCTCCTTGATGATCCGCTCCACCTCTTCCCGGGACTTGCCCATCTCGATCAGGCGGTTGATCTGGTAGTCTGCCGTTGATGTGATCTCACCGGCCTTTTTTATCCTGCGGATGACATCCTCCATGATACGCCGCTCTGCTTCCCTCCAGATCTTCTCAGCCTGCAACCCCATCCGCTGCACATCCGGTGCTGTCCTCTCCCCTGCCATGGCATCACTCCATCACGGTGTTCTGCACTGGCAGGTTCTTTCTGGCCTGTTCCAGTGTTTCGCCGAACCATTTTGCCCGGTACTCATCTACCCCCATGGCTCCCATGGAGACATCCTGCCGGTCTCTCTGGCGTTCTGCCTCCTTATCCTCGATGATGGAATCATCGAAGTTGATTGTGACTTCTACGTCTTCTCTCAGTGGTTCACCGAGGGCAATGCCAAGACTGATGATGATGCGAATCAGTTCTTCCAGGGCACTCTGAAGCACGATTTCATGCTTGCACAAGCTCCGGTACATATCGCTGTTTTCCGAGATCACCTGCGTTGCCGTTGCAACCGTCCCCTTTTCGAACTTATAGCGTTCTGTCCCGAATCCGCATTTCATGGACAGGTAATTCAGGTCATCGTTTAAAGCCTTGCTGTGCTGCTCTGTACGCAGCTCCATGTTGACTTCATAGATCGGGTTTGTATCTTTCAAGGTTTCTTCCGGCAGGCTATAGAATACCGTGTCATTCTCATCAAATACCTTGTTGCCGTTCTCATCCGTCAGCATCTCCGGAGCCAAAAAAATCCTCTTACGTCCAAGCCCGAACTCGTTAGCATAAGAATCATATTCTGTGTCGATCTTCCGCAGTATGTCGATGCTGTTCGCAAAAAGACTGATACCCATTGGGTTCTCCTCGTCTTCCATATCGGCATTGTTGACCATGTTCAGCCTGTCGATCACAAATTGCGGCTCTGCTGATCCTGTCTCGATCTCTTCCGGAAGCCCGGCAAAGATTGGAACCTCCTGCCACTCTTCTTCGGTAAGCTCCTGCCCGCAGGTCGAACCTGCCGTCACCAGCAGTACGGTATTTTCAATGCGGTAATTTCCATCCCCGCCGACCTTGTGATGCTGCAAGTGCAGATATCTCTTTGTGCAATAGGTTTTCGGAAATGCAAATATTACTTCCTGAATCTTTCCGTTTTCCCAACTGACCGGGAAGATATTTTTTGCAGTCACATAATTGATCTTGATTCTTCCGCCGGTCACTTCGCCCAGCAGACCGCTCTGCAAGTCCTCGATACACGGAACATAGGCAACGGTTCCAGAGCACGCCTTTCGTTCCTGGTATTCATTTCCAAGTGTGTCAAAATGGTTGTCCTGCAAGATCTGACGAACAAATGCATCCGTTCTCTGGTCATCCAGTACGATCGTCACACGTTCGTTCAGCAGCAGATCTGCCATATCCTCACAGACTTTCTTCGCCATGCCGAGGCTGTGACGCTTGCATCTGCTATAGCATCCCCTGCCGGTATACACACGGTAGAAAGTGAACCGTTTCACATTTCCGTTATACCAGCTCTCCCACTCCGCTATTTTTCCGTAAAAAGAAGAAGGGAGCGTATTGATTCCCTTCTTTCGAAAATATTGAAAAATATTCAATTTCTGTCCTCCCTTTCTTCCTTTGGCAGGAACCGCTTCACCCTGTTCCAGAGCCCCATGACCAGATACCTCAGGGCATCGAGGCAATGGTCGTGCTCTTTTACCGGTACTTCTCTGCCCTTTTCTAATAGTTTCCTGTCGTATTCATATAAGCCAAATTCTTCGATCAAGTGCTTCTGCTCCGGCGATATCCGCAAAATCCCATAAGTCAGCAGTTTCTGAACCCTGGCAATCCCAAGTGCGACCTCATTCTGTGCATCCTTGAAATGTATGGCCAGGCCTCTCTGTCGGCAGGTTCTCTTGATTTCTTCCTGCAGTCCCCGTGCCGATGGGTCTAAGTACAGGTAGAAGATGTTGCAACCATATGCCTCTTGCATGGATTCCACGAAGTCTGCAAAATCAGCCGCATACTCTGATGGTGATTTCTGCTTTCCGGTTTCCCTGCCCGAATGGTAGTACTCCTGTAAGCCATCCAGACGGCACTGATATTCGTTGATACCGCAGGCCTGATAGGTCGTTGCGTTCTGCTGTCCGTAGTCTGCCCCGATGCCGATCAGGTTATATTTCTGTCCTTCTTCCGGCCTGCCTTTGTGCCGTCCGGAAAACATATAATAAATCAGTTCATCAACGCCGATACACTCTCCCAGCCATACCCAGCTGTATTGTTTTTTATCCAGACGCATCATGGTCTCGGCAGTCTCGATCAGGTCACGCCCCAGCCATTCTTCCGGTACATCCCTGTAATCTGTGTGAATGTGGATGCAGTCCGGGCGTTCTTCCATCTTCTTCAGCCATTCCATGATCGGGGCATTCGGGTTCTTGGGTGGATTGAACAGGTAGATCATCTGAAACCCGGAACTGTTGCCGCGGATGAACGTTGCTTCAATGTTCTGCAGTTCATCTTCTCCTTCACCGTCCTCAAAAAACTCTGTCAGCTCGTCCAGGATGACCAGTTTGATCGGCTTGTCCTCATCAATGATACCTTTGGTATCGTCAATGCCATCTGATCCGGAAAAGTATATGGTCGAACCGTTCTTCCGGTAGCTAATCTCCATCGGTGACTTTGTGATCCGAAAGCGGTTCTTCGGTATTTGCAGTCTGCCAATTCCACGAAGCATTTCTTTATACACCGTTTTTCGCAGTTTGTTGTGATGCTTTCGCAGCACCACTACTGAACCATGACTGTCCGCTATGATTTGATAGTTGGCACGGATCGCCACAAAACTGGATTTCGTACCGGCTCGCCCTGATGTCAGGATAATGTGTCTGTACTTCCTGTCATTGAACACCGGCAGATATTTCGGGATCACAATATCAGATATCCGTACCTGTTTCTTTTGGTGCGTCATTGATAATCTCCACCCCGTCTTCCTGGTCTTCGTTTCCGTTTTCCCTGCTGATTTTGTCTGCCTGTGCCTTTAACTGCTGGATGCGTGCCTTTTGTTCCTCACTGGCTGCCTCCCAGTTTTTATGCAGCATCTCGTCATACTGCTTGATCATGTTCCTCAGCTCGCCCTGTGCCCTTGCCTGGGCTTTCAGGAACTCATTCTGCTTGTCCCATGCCTGTTGTACTTCCCATTTCTCTCCAAAAACGTTTCCTTCTTTGTTTTCTATTTTTTCGATCGTCTTGTCCTGCTGATCCTTCACGTAGGCAATACGCTGTGCACGTATAATGGCAGCGTATGCGATCTGAATCTGATGCCATAGAAGATCCAGCGGGTCAGCCTGTTCAATCGCCGAGAAGATTTCCTGTGTTTCCTCCGGCAGGTATTTCCGGAAGAATCCATACTTCTCAGCATTCTTATTCCCAGGCGGCCCGGTCGCATTTCTGTTCCCCGGCTGACCGCCTTTTTTTCTCTTTTTCGAACGTTCGCTTTTTATATCCGAACGCTCGTTTCCCCATTTGTGCGTGCATTTCCATCTTCGGACTGTCCCTTCCGGGATATTTAGTTGACTTGCAATCTCAACTAATTTCTGTCCCTGCAAATACATCTGTTTTGCTTGTTCTATTCGTTTATCCGGTACTCTTGCCAAGCCTCACCACCTCTTATTCGTCGTTTTGTAAGTACACAAAAAGACACCCAGCATTGCCAGATGTCTTCTTGCGGAAAATGTAGTATTCTTTTGAGAAAGGATTCTTATATGTCCCCATCAGGGAAATCGGAACAGAAGGACTCGAACCTTCGCCACCATCTCCTTTGAGACTGCTCTCGCCGCTGAGCTATGCTCCGATGCTGCCGGGCTGTTGAAACCCGGCAGTTGCCAAAATACTTAGAGGTAAATGAAAAGAACCAATCATGTCAGCATCATTCCCAAACTGAACTGATTACACTATATCACAGGTGGAGTGTGTCATTCTATGTCATCTCAAAATTATCCAACGCAGAACTATGCAATCTGTGTATCTGTTTCCAGCTGTAACTCATTTTTACCGCTACTTCTTCCCACTTAAGCCCCCACAGATACCGCAGTCGCAGCACCCTCTGCTCATCCGGGTTCTCCATACGTCTGATTGCCAGGTCGATCTGTTCACGTGTCCTTGCTTTTTTCAGGCGTTCCTGTTTCAGCCGATCAATCTGTTCATCCAACAGCACCATGTAATCCGACAGATCGGACTGCTGGCTGCCTTTCGGCATCCCGTCATTGACCATGGATGGAAACATCTTATCCGCCCGGAGCCTCTGGATCTCTTCCAGGATCTCCTGCTCCCTCCGTTCACATTCCCGGTATCTTCGCAGGAACTCCTTTTTCTTGTCGTTTTCTGTCATCTCCACCGGCATCGCCTCCCCTCATGCATTTCCTTGCTATTATTTCCAGGATTTCACCGTCTTCATCATCGGTGTGTTCTATGTAATGTTCTATAATTTTGACTGATGCCAGTTTTGTCATCTTGCTCTTTACTGCGGCTGGTTCATGGAATCTTCTGGCTGCATCAGCATCAACACTCTGCTCCAGATGATCATAATGTGCTTTACGTTTTACATTTTTTTCTGCTGCTTTCATCGCTCATCTTCCCGCCCCTTTCGATCTCCTGTGCCCTGCGTGGCGGGCACTGATTATTTGATTGCTTTCGCTCCGATGACGCAAGCCGGGGCGAAGCGAATGCTGTACACTGCGTCGCTGTAGTTGACGTCGCCGGACGCGTACACATTCCACGTACTGGACGCGTTGCCTCTGTGAGCAGATCTTGTCCAGTGCCACTCTGTCTCCTGCTCCGGATTGACTTTCACGCAATCGCGTTCTGATCTGAACCGCTGATACTTTTTTTCTTTGTCCTTCATTTCTTCCACGGACAGAAGGAAGAATGTGTCCAGTGTTGCCTCTCTGTCTCCGTTCTCCTTCAGCACAGGAATCAGGAGTCTTCTGAACCCTTCCTCGAATCTCTTCTTGAAGGCGATGCTGTTCATGTTTCTGCGAATGCTGGACTTCTCCCATTTGTTACAGCCGTTTTCATCGAATGGTATTTCATCGAACGGAAGATCTGCAAACTGCAATGTCATTGTTTGCATGTCTGGATCCGCAGCCTTGTCCTTGTCGTAGTCCAGAATATTCAACAGGGCCGTTCCAATTCCTTCGACCTGGACTGTGATCTGTCCATCTTCTCCGAATGTTTCTCTTGCCTTACCTGCTGCCAGGATCTCCTCGATCTGCTCCCATATGTACTCTGTTTCTCTGATTGTTCTTGCTTTCATTGTCTGTTCTCCTTTTTTTGGTCAATACTCTTTCTTTGCATACCGGACACACCATTCTTCCCTCCGGTATGATTTCGCCACACATCACGCATCTGTCTTCCATCGTTGTCTCCTAATCGAACGGAAGCTCTTCTTCGATTCCGTCCGGTATGTTCATAAAACCGTCTGCTCCTGGAACCGTTTAGCCGCCTCAGCATCCACTGCACGCTCCAGATGGTTATAATGTGCCCGCCGTTTGGCGTTCTTCTCAGCTGCTTTCATCCTTTATCTTCTCGCCCCTTTCATGAACGCCTCAACCATGGCTTTTTTCCAGCTTCTTTCGTATTGTCCACAGCAGTATGTGTTCACTGTAACATCTCTGAACTCTTCACTCTTCGGGCAATAACATATTCCCTTATCGTGGTATCTGCATGTGTTACACGTTCTGTCGTAATTCATCCCATTTCACCTCCCGCAATATCTTCCACAGCCACCATACTTCCGGAGATCTCCAGGCCATCATTCTACTCATCCTCCCTGTATGGTTCTGGCAGCGGCATCCAGGCATTAACGAACAGGTCATTTGCCAGACAGGTATATTCATCAATCCAATTAGCTAAATACCAGTTACCGCCTGTTTCTTTATTTCCTACATAATACCCAGTAGACGCAAGGGGGAAATTTTCAAACGACATCAGCACATAATCACCATTTTCCGGCAATCTCTCTGTCACCGGGATCCATCTGGATTTCAGACGGTTCCTCTGGCGGAGCAGCTGCTCTGCTTTCGCTCGTGCTTCTTTTTCGTCCGTGTACAGATAAGGGGCATCCCAGTCAGCCCATTCATCTGCATACTTGACCTGTTTCGCTGAGACATCCTGGACGATAAATCCGCAGATGTAACAATCCCATTCAGGAAATTCAACCTCAACAATCTCATAGATCACATCACCTGGTTTACATGGCACAATAAACAATCTGCCCTCTTCCTCTGCGTCTTCGTACGCCCCTAATCTGTTTACTACCTCCAGATCTGATGCGTTTGCCATGTATTGCATTTCTGCACTTCCATCTGCCCAAATCCGCTCATATGCGGTTGTTAATCTCTTCACTGTTCTTCCTCCAAATCCGATCTATTTCTTCTAATACAGCCAAGATTGTCTTTTCTGCAAAACGAAGATGCTCGTACCGTTCTGCTATCTTCCTGGCGTCTTCTACAAGCCGCTCCCAGTATTCCTGTGCTGATACCGGTTCCTGGTATTTCAGCAGCAATCTCCAACAGTCCACTGTGATCTGGTAATGCTGTTGTTTTTCTGCCGCTGTCATGGCAGCTCCTCAATCCGGATATAGATCCCAGGGATACGTGCCCAGAACTTCTCGGCTATCTCTGAGGCTACCAGTGCATCATCTTCCCAGAATCCTACGGTTGTCATACAGTCTTTCAGCAGCTTCTGGAGATTGTCGGTATCCGGCTTTGTGATCCGGTATTCTCCGTCCTTATGTTTTTTTCCCTGTGCGAAGCACCACTTTGTCACCAGTCTCACACCTTCCTGGTACGGTTCCATGTCTACCGGTTTATACTTGCACAGATGTCCGATGATCTTCTGTCTGGCTCTTTTTAATTCCGGCGGGTCATAGAACACTGGTTTGCCATTGACCACAGAAACTTTATGTTCCTGGTGTGTTACGGTCGGCGGTTCCATTGGCATAAAAAATTGAATCATTATCACTTCACCTCTTTAAAGTCTTAAATTTCATTTTTTCTTTGTCCGTGCCCTTGTCATCGGGGAGGGGGGAAGGGAGACGGGGCCGGGCAGCCCTAAGGCCCGTCCCTCTCCTACCCCCGTGACACCGTGAGGGGGAACCCGAATATATATACGTAGTATATATGTGTCTTCCCCGCAACAGGGGGAAGACTGAAAAAGCAGTCTTTCCCGCAACATCCACCAGCGGAGGGGAAGTCTTATTTTCAGTCTTTCCCTCACTTTTCCACTTTGCGGGGAAGCCTAAACTTTCAGCCTTCCCCTCCGCTCTTCTTTCTTACGATTCCGTCTTCAATGACATAATCACCATGCTCATTTATACGATCCCTCGCCGTCCTTACGGATACGCCAAGATAATCTGCGACATCACTTACTGTCGGTTCGTCTCCAAAGTTGCTTCCCTCCAATGCCGTTTCCAGGGCTTTTTTCCGGTCTGCTTTTCTCGTTGCTGCGTTCTTTTTATTGCTCTTGGTTCCCTTTTTCCATGGCGGATCCTGTGCCTCAAGCTGGAGATCTTTCAGGCTTCCAATCTCATCCAGGCGGTGCACTGGATAATCAAACCAGAGATTGACCGGTTCAAACTTTGGGAACTCTCGAAGCGTCCCCTCAATTCTCCAGGCTGTCTTGCTCCTTACTTTTGCCTTTTCTTTCTCTACCATGCTGCTCAGTGCGATCATCTGCCATTTGTCCAGATTGTTTTCGCAGTAATTCCACATTGCATTGCAGCTCAGAAGATCATCCTGTGATAAATCATCCTGCCATGCAAAACGGCTGTCCAGGTACATCTTGCAGGCGTTACAAATCGCCTTGTTTTCTTCCTGCTGCATCAATGCTTCGGTTGGCTCCAGTTCGATCAGGTCCAGCAATGCATCTGGATCCCTGGCAAATACACCCGAACCGGAAGCACGGTCCATGGACTTCTTACCGCCCTGGCTTCCTTTGCTGTGGTGGTGGCAATAGATCACTGCACAGCCAAGTTCTGTACATACTTTGTCAAACTGGTTACAGAAGTTCGCCATCTGATCCGCACTGTTCTCATCTCCTGTGATGACCTTGTAGATCGGATCAATGATGATGGCAACATAGTCCTTTTTCGCAGCCCTCCGGATCAGTTTTGGTGCCAGCTTATCCATAGGGATCGATTTACCTCTCAGGTTCCAGATATCAATGTTCTGCAGGTATCGTGGCTGTTCTATACCCATAGCTGTATACACATCTTTGAAACGGTGCAGACAGCTTGCCCGGTCAAGTTCCAGGTTGACATACAGCACTTTTCCCTGTGCACAGTCCCATTTCAGCCACTTCTTCCCCTCTGCGATCGCCACGCACAACTCAATCTGTAAGAAAGATTTCCCTGCTTTTGACGGTCCTGCGATCAGCATCTTATGTCCTTTTCTCAGGATGCCTTCAATCAGACATGGTGAAAGATCCGGTAGGTTATCCCATACATCGCCCAGGCCTTCTGGCTCTGGAAGGTCATCATTAATTCCCTCGATCCACTCATACCATTCATTCCAGGATGCTTTTCCGATGTTGGTGTCAACCAGGAACTGTTTCTTTCCATTTCGCATCACTCCGGGCATCCTGGAAAGCCTGGAAGGGTTCCGGTTCTGTGTGTCCACGACAATCCCGTTTTTCTGGCAGACTTCATAAAGATAGTCAACCCTTTTCCGGTATTCGTTGCAGTCCGTAGCATCCACTTTTACGATTGCATGGAGACTTTTGCCCCCTGAAAATACCAGGCATGCGATTGGAAGCTCCAGTTCCCTTAAAATGGCATTCTGCTTTTCAATCTCCATATGGTCTGATTCCACTAATGCATAGCGGTATTCCGTGACATTTGTGTTCTTGCATCCGTTTCCATCCAATGGGTTGAAACGGATCCACGCTCCTGCCTCCGGGTTATAATCCCCAAGTACTGCCCCGATGTCCCCCTGGCATCCGTTCAGCTGTTCAATCAGCTGCCCTGCCGTACGGTCCCAGCTGCCCTTCTGTGGAAGCCAGCGTGTCCCTTTTTCGTCTTTCTGCTCCCAGCTGCCAGTCACATAACCGACATTGTCCCCTGCCTCAAATAATGTTTCAATGTAACGGACAAGTTCTGCAGCCGGGTTCCATTCCTGCGGTTCCTGCAGTTCCATTCCTTCCAGCCACTCTTTATTCACGATGACATGGTCATCGTTCTGGATCATGTCATCCCATTCCAGTTCATGGCCTCGTTCCGGAACCCATCCATGATCCAATGCCATCTGTACGATGGTCCCGCCGGTCACAGGAGAAGAAGAGCCTGAGAAGCTTTTCCATTTTTTTGCACATTCCCCTGCATGATAGCGTCCAGAATCCCTGCGGCTCCATGCGTCCCAGCAGTCCATGGAATAACCTTCCTGTTTCAACGCCATCCCGACATTGATCCATTCCTGGTAGTTCAGGTCACCGGGATTTATGTATTCTATGATCTCCGTCAGACTCGTTCTCTGTTCCATTTTTATACTCCTTTATACGTTCCAGGATCTATGTCCATTGGGACTCGCCAGCCATTTGCCGCTATGCGGTCGATCAGGTTCTTCGCCTTTTCAAACTGCCAGGTACCGACATGCTGGAATCCTTTTCCCTCCAGGAAGCGGATCTGCTTCGGGGTTGTAAGGCCTTCCCATTTTCTCTTGTCCAGGCGGTCTAATATCTTAGCTGCCTTCCCGGCGTTGTCGATCTGATCCGGCATGATCCCCAGCTTCTCAAGTGCGTTTTTCTGTTTATCAGAAGGTGGTCCCATTTCCCATCCAAAGCTTGGCACATACCCGGACAGGTCTTCTGCCTGGATGCTCATCTCAAACTGCAGCGGATCCACAAGTTTCTTTTTGCGTCTCTTCATTTCTGCAAGCTGTTTTGCCAGTGCTTCTTCTCTTTGTGCGACAACGTCCTCCGATGCCGTCTTCTCTGCTTCCTCGATGTCAACCGGCATACCTGCTTCCTTTTCCAGATTTTCCGTCATCTTCTGTGCTACTTCCTCGTTCTCGCAGATCAGGCTTGCCGGGTGACACAGCTCATGTCTTTCTGTGTGCCATAAAAAATCCAGTAAAAGCAGGTGGTCTTTCCCCGGTGACAGCCTGGTGCCACGCCCTACCATCTGACAATACAGGCTGCGTACTTTTGTAGGTCTTAAGACAACCACACAGTCCACGGATGGGCAGTCCCATCCTTCTGTCAGCAGCATGGAATTGCATAATACGTTATATTTCCCTTCTTCAAAATCCTTTAAGATCTCTGCCCGGTCCTGGCTGTCTCCATTTACTTCTGCGGCACAGAATCCGTATTCATTCAACAGATCCCGGAATTTCTGGCTGGTCTTTACCAGTGGCAAAAATACCACCGTCTTTTTATCTTTGCAGTACTTCTGCATCTCTTCCGCTATCCCTTGCAGATACGGATCCAGGGCAGTACTGATGTCACTGGCTTTAAAGTCACCTGCCTGTACCGTTACGCCGCTCATGTCAATCTTTAATGGGATCGTCAGGGCTTTGATCGGCGTCAGGTAACCCTCTTTGATCGCTTTTGGAAGCGTGTATTCATATGCCAGCGTTTCAAAATAGGAACCAAGGTTCCGCATATCCCCCCTGTCCGGTGTGGCTGTCACGCCCAGTACATGTGCATCTGGGAAATGCTGCAGCACACGCTGGTAACTGTCAGAAATACAGTGATGTGCCTCATCTATGATGATCGTATTAAAATAATCTTCTGCGAACTGGCTGAGCCGCTTTTCACGCATCATCGTCTGCACGGAACCGACCGCGATACGGAACCAGCTGTCCTTGCAGGTTTCTTCTGCTTTTTCCATTGCACAGCCAAGCCCGGTCGATTTCCGTATCTTATCGGATGCCTGTTTAAGCAGTTCGCCCCTGTGTGCCAGGATCAGCACCCGGTCACCTCTGCGGACACAGTCCTCTGTTACCTTGGCAAATACGATCGTCTTGCCGCATCCGGTTGGAAGGACCAGCAGGGTTTTCTTCACCCCGCTGTCCCACTGTTCAAATATGGCTTCTCTTGCCTCCTGCTGATATGGTCGTAATTCCATTTAAAATCTCCCTGGCTGGAATCCCTGTGCCTCTTTCGCATAAAGCTTGTCAATAAAGTTAAACATTTTGCTTGTATCCTTTGTTCCAGGTCTTAAACCAACTTTCGCCATTCCGGTCTTTCCTGGGAGCTGGTTCCAGCACATCTTGAGCGGCTCGCCTTTCTTTTTCAGACCGGCTGCACAGAACAGTTCAGAAAGTTTCCATTCCAGTTTGCTGTGCAGGATGTAATTCTCACGGATAGTCACTTCTCTGCCCTTATGGTTGATGCGGAAGTATACGACCGCCATGTTACACGGCGGCAGCTTTGCACTTCCTGATGATCTGCTGCGTTCAAACTTGTCAATGACAAAATCGTAATCCCCTTCCGGGATCGGCTCAAACTCCTGTCCGTCATTCTGGATGACATCGTCCCATCCAAACTCTCTTCCTGATTCTTCACTCATTGTTATTGTCCTCCTAATTTTAATTAAATGGTATTTCTTCACTGTTTAACATTGCATCGATTGCAGCCTTTACCTGCTGCCAGCATGGCACCAGAAGGCCGTCCACAATTCCAGGGTTTACGGTATCGTATTCCCACAGTTCCGTCCCATAAGGGACATAGCCCTTTGTTTCGCATACGCTCTTGACGTTCCACTCATCCACCTGGTCTTTTATCATCAGGTCTCTGAGTGCTTTCGGGATTCTTGGATCCGGTTCTGTATAACCTTTCTCTTCGGTCTTCTGAGGTGCTGGTTCCGTTGTAAGCGGCATTGTCATCTGTCCCGTTGGTTCTTCCTGTTTGACCGGTTCCGGAGCCTTCGCCGCCAGTTCTTCCTGCTTCTTTTCTTCTGTCACAGTTTTGACAGGTACAGGGGATGATCCTGTTTTTCCTTCTTCAATCACCTGTACAATGGATGCATAGGAAAATGGTACTTCCTCTGGAAGTCCGTAACGGTTCTTGGCATCCCAGCATGCATGGTGCGAGGTATACATAACCCGCTCACCGCCCTGGGCTTTTCGTTTCTTCCCCTTGTCATCGACTGCCACAGAAAAAGTTTTGTAATTTGCAAACAGCAGCATGTCTGCCCATTCCTTAATCAGCGGGGAAGTCTGGGAACTCGTTTTCTTCCCCAGTTTCAGTTCCCATCTGTCATAGGCTCCAAGCTCATCCGGCTGCTCGAATTTTCGGATCTGTGCATGTGCCGTAAGTACCACGTTGATATTTGCCTCCACAACTTCCGAAAGCTTGTTCAGGAAACGGCCAAGTTCTTCCTTTACATACACATAACCATTTCCATAACCAAAATCTTCGATGCCGTTCTTTCGGTGCTTGTCGCAGATATGCTGGACGCACATGGCTTCTGCCCAGTCGATCGTATCAATGACCAGCGTTTTGCATACTTCCGGATGGGTTCTCACATAATCGACCTGCTGCAGGATCATCTGCCAGCTGGATGCTTTCGGCAGTCTTGCCACATCCATAGAATTTGTGCTTCCTTCGGTATCAATAAAAACGGGATCTGGGAAGTGACTTGCAAATGTGGATTTTCCAATTCCTTCCGGTCCGTAGATCACGACTTTTTTTGCACACGGGATCTTACCTCTGATAATCTCCATTTAAAAAACACCTGCTTTCCATTCTTTTTTTACTTTCTGTGCCTCGGCCACCATCTCCTGACCAGTTACATATCCATCTTCAATGATGATGCTGCACTCTTCTCCGGTGCTGACACGTGTAGCGATCGCCTGCAGGCCTTCTGCCTCCAGCCACACACCAAACTCTTTTAATGTATCCATATCCATCTGCTCAAGCTTATCCAGCAGCACAAAACCGCATTTCGGGTTTAATTTTCTTACAATTGCCGTGGATACTTTCAGCTGGTCAGAGCCGGACATATTGTCCCATTTCTGACCTTTGTAGACCAGTTCCCCATCTTTAACTGACAAATCCGGAAGCGGAAGGTCTGCACGTTCCAGAAGCTTCGCCTTTTCTTCACGCATGCCTTCAATCTTGCCTGTAAGGTCTGCGTACTGTCTCTGGTACTCTTTAGCATCATCTTCTGCTTTTTCCTTGTCCAGGTTAGCTCGTACTTTCCGGTTGATCTCCTCGATGTTGGCAATGTTAGCTTCCAGTTCCGCTGTAGACTGGTCTGTCAGATCTTTCGCCGTGGTCGAAGCAATATCCAGGTCTTTGACCAGCTGCAGATGCTTCTGTTTTGCTTCTCCCAGTAATTCTGCCAATCTGCTTACTTCTGCATGTGCTCTTTTCACTTCTTCCTGAAGCTGTGTCGCACGTTCTCTTTTTCTCTGGTTTTCCCCATTCCTTGCAAGGATCTCCTGCTGCTGCCTGATCAGTTCCGATGGAGACACCAGATCTTTTGGTGCATCCGTGTAATACGGCTGCTCTTTTGCATACTTCACTTTCTGGTCTGCAATGCGTCCTACATAGAGACGTTCGTTATACAGATCCTTTTCTTCCTTTTCAATTTTTGCCAGCTTATCCCCCACGCCGATGATATTCAGCAGGGTCTGTGCCTTTTCTTTTCCGGATGCCTCCATGAACTTCGGAAGGTTCAGTGCAAGCTCCTCCACGAATTCATTCAAGAGCTGCTGACCTGCTTTCTTTCCGGACGGATCTGTTACTTTCAGTGCACTGTTTTTCCCTTTTCGCTCCACGATCAGGCCGTTATCCATTACAATCTTTAAGGCTGGCGGCACTGCTGATCCAGCCCTTGCCGCTTCAGACGGGCGGTATTTTTCACCGCCCAAAGCCCATGCAATGGAATCCAGTACCGAGGTTTTCCCCTGGTTATTATTTCCACCGATCACTGTCAGGCCGTTCTGTGCAGGTTCCAATCGGACCGCTTTAATTCGCTTGACGTTTTCAATCTCTAATTTATTGATTTTCACTTGATTTACCTCCTATGTTTGCCCTATAATTGAGCTGTGTTATTATTTTTCAAGTCCCGGATCGCCCGCCAAAGCACCGGGACTTTTCACTACCTCGAGTGTCGCTTTCTCAACGATCACCGATTCTTTCGTCTCTTCATTTATTGCATGCACATAGATGCTGTTATGGTGCCAGATCCGGTACTTGTCCGAATCAATCCCAGCCAGTTCCAGGATGGCTCTGGCTTCCTGGTCTTTCCCTTCGCTTACTCCGATCATTCTGCTTCCTCCTTGTCCTCGATCAGGCTGTCCAGATACTCGACCATTACTGGAAGTTCTTTTGTACCAAGATCCATAATACAGTATTTATAGAAATCATACCCTCTATTTGCACCCCATCCATGTTTTATTGCAGTTACGGTGACCATTATTGAATAATCAAGATTGTTAATATCCAGACTGACATAATGTTTTCCCTGTTCATGAATTGTCAGTACCTTATCCAGTAATACACCAATCCATTTTCTTCTCTCTTCTGCTGTCATTTTGTCCCCGCTTTCCATGCCAGCTTCTTCAACTGTTCATACAATTTATTGAATGTCTCTTCTTCAATCCCCGAAAACGTAATACCGTCACCTGTATATGTATCACTTACAAACAAAATGTTTCCCATGATCGGGGAGCCGTGTTTGTCGGTTTCGTACAGATAGCAGCCGATCGGGTTAAGCTGAAGTTCATTCTTGAGCAGAAACTCTTCGTCAACCAGCATAGCCACACACTTGCTGTTTTCACGTTTAACTTCTGTCGTATGCCCTAATTCGTTATACAGTCGTCTTGGCATGACGTGCTCAATCATCTCGCATCCGTTCCCGATCAGCTCACAGAGCTGTCTGTTCTGCTCTCTTATCGTTCCCTGTGGGAAATCATGCACGGTCACTTTCAGATCCGTACTAATCTTAATAATCTTGCTCATTCTGCCTCCTCCTTGCTCACCAACATCAGCACACGGATCAATACCGCACACCATACTGTGATGGAAGTACCGATAATATCTCGTTCGCAGATTACACTGTATTTTCCCAGCCACCAGAACGTGAACGCTGCGGTGGCTGTGGCTACGATCGGAGCAATCACACCAGCTCCGGTTGTTTCTTCCGCTTCTTCTGTTACTTCTGTTTCTCTTCTTTTCATCTGCTTGTCCTTTCTTAAAATACAATTCCTTCAATCTCCGCAAATCTCTTTGCATTGATAAAGTACACCCATCGGTTTTCCGACGTCCGGATACCATACCCCCACGGGAAAACTCCCTGTTGCAGTCCTTTTCGAACTGTATTATGGTTCATTCCGAGCATTTTTGCTGCTTCGTTAATATCTAACCTCGGAATGATTTTGTTTCTTATTTCCTTAGTCGGAAGTACAGAAAATTTATCGTTTTTATCCGAGAAATAATCCTCAGCCAGTCCAAGTGCCAATGCTATATCCACCTGCGTTTCTTCTGGTGGTACCTGTTTATCAGAAAGATACTGGCTAATTGAACCTTTGCTCTTTCCTGTCAGACCGGAAACTTGGATTTGGTTTAAATGTAATTTCTGCATGGCTTGTTTCAGCTTTTCACCGAATGTTTTCATGTTGCTCACCTCACTTTCTTTATTGACTTCACCCTGTTTTCCTCCTATCCTTGTTATACAGGCACTGCCATGCCGAGTACAAAAGAAAGGAGAAAGCTATGCCCGATTTCTTGAAAAATATTACTGAAACGTCCTATTTTTTATTGAAGAACATCTTAGAACAACCCGGATGCGTTCCAGCTGATTTTTTCTTCGACGATCCTACTGTTGATGGACATGTAGAGCTTTTAAAAGCTTACGATTTGATTACCATGGATGAAAATGGAATCCTTAACATTACTGAACTCGGTCGTGCTGTTTTGGTTGAATACGAACAACTTGCTGAACAGAAACGTATCGCTGAAAAGCAGCGACAAGAAGAACTTAATTCTATTAAGTCCATTGCCGATTCTTCCAAGGGACAAGCTGAAACTGCTAAGAAACAAGCAGAAGCCGCTAAAAAGGATGCTAAATTTTCACGGATAACATCTATACTAGCCATCATAATCAGCATCATCGCCATCATAGTCCAAGTCGTTTTTTAATTACGAGTATCACCAGAGAAACAAAGCTAAGAGCCAGAGCCGCCAGCGAGATTCCTTCTGTCTGGCGGTTCATTTTATCCAGATATTTTCTCTGCTCTTCCGGTGTCATGTCTTCATATTTTTTCTTCATCTCTACCCCGCCTTCTGCTCTTTGCTTTCCAAACTCTTGACTGCTTCGAGCATCATTCCGAATACTCTGTCCTGACTTTTTTCATCCAGATACGGTGCCATTTTGATGATGTTGTCCAGTGTATTTTCTGTAAGTTCAATTTCCAGCTTCTTCATGATTTCATCTCTCCTTTCTTTTTTTGTACCTTACGTCTACATAATAATCCCTTTAACTGATTTTGTCAATAGTTTTTTGTTGACTTAAGGGACTTTTTGTGTTATATTGAGATTGCTCAGATAGGAGGTGACAAAGTGAAAGATAGAATTAAACTCCTAAGAAAAAAGGAAAAAATGAGCCAAGAAGAGTTTGGTCGAAAAATAGGTATTGGTAAATCTTCCGTATCTAAAATTGAACTTGGTGAAAATAACCCTTCTGATCAAACAATAATGTTGATTTGCAGCATCTTTAACGTAAATGAAGTATGGCTTCGTACTGGAGAAGGCGGCGAAGAAAACATGTATTCAAAAATGAGCGAAGATGATCGTTTTTCGATAAATCTTGGCAATCTTGGAAGGACTGAAAACCAGCTGGCAAGAAATATGCTGAATGCGATTGCCGAAGCATCTCCAGAAAAACTGAAACATATAGAAGAATTTATGAAAGCCTGTCTTGGAATTGAAGATTAAAAAAGAGCCGGTCTTACCGACCAGCTCCGATGAGTGCGACAATCATTAAGTATATGCGACGAAGTATTTTTTCGTCTGTAACTGATTGCATTAATTCTGAAATTTGTTTCTTGTAATCCATCCTATGTACCTCCCGATCACGTTTTTTCAAACATTTGTTCGAAAATCTTTGGTTTTATATTATCACAAAAATATTTGTGATGCAACTGTTTTCGAACATTTGTTTTAGTAAAATTTTCCTTTCATCTTAACAAACGTTTCAGGAGGAAAAAAGTTGTGCGTTGTCCGGAATCCCGGACGCTTTTTTGAAAATCACTTATACTCAGACTCGTACAAGCCAGAAATAGTGGTTTTCAACCCTGCTGCCAACTGTTCCATAGTTGCCAGAGTTGGACTTACTCGACCGGTCACTATGTCACCGATCGTAGACCGTGGAACACCGGTCATAATTGCCGCCTGCCTAATCGACAGATGGTGCTGTTCCAAGAATTGAGATAATAATATTTTCATGGTGTTATTATCTCTGGAAAAGAGAAAAGTATTCAAAGGAGAACGTGAAATATGAAAAAGAAAATTTTAACCACATTTTTATTATGCCTGACTGTTTTTGCTGCAACATCCTGCGGAAGCAAAAATGCATCCAGCACAGAGACCGTTTCGCCTGAAACACAGCAACAAACTGAAAGCTTTTCTGAGACCAAGAATGAATCTTCTGAAACTGAATCACAAACAGAAAGCGTAGTGCAGACAGAAACAACAGCTCAGACCGAAACGCTTGCTGTATCTGATGCTTCTCTTTCGTTTCCTTTTGAGGATTTCGGAATTGATATAGATATACCAGATGACTGGAAAATAATAGAATCTGATCTTGATGCAGAGCTTCCGAGCGTAACTTATCGTTGTCAGGATACCCCCATCATGATAAATTTTTTTGAATACGCCGAATCTATTTCATCCGTATCCGAAACATTTTTAGGTGCTCCGCTTTCGTCTCTGAAAGATGATGATTCATATTCAGAATTTTATACAGACAATATTTCAGTAGATGGCAAAACTGCTCAATCAACAATGTACTATTACAAAAACACTTTCATGAATCTTGTATCTATAGATACTGGACATAGAATTGTATATATTTATATCGCAATACCTAAGACAAATGGCTATGGTGAAGAAATTGTTGATAACAGTGTATATGATGAATTTGTAGATACCATCGACAATATAAAATTTTCAGAATAAATAAAATCAAAACAAAAAATCCGCCCCAGTGTTACCAGCACCGAAGCGGATCAGTGAATCTATACAGGTCTGGAGACCGGTATGATCATCTCTAAGCAAGCTGATTATACCACAATCCTCCAGCACCTGTACAGGTGTATTTTTTATACCCATTTTACGAACAGGAGGATGATATTATGGCAACTGGTGTCAGAAAAAGAGGCTCAACTTGGTCTTACTATTTTGATACAGCAAAGATCAATGGAGAACGAAACAAAATCGAAAAGGGCGGCTTCCGGACGCAAAAAGAAGCATTAGATGCAAGAGCTGCTGCTATAGCTGAGTATAATAATTCAGGCAGAACTTTTTCTCCAAAAGAAATCAGTGTTTCTGATTATCTCGACTACTGGCTAGAAACTGTCATACATAAAAACGTAGATCATGGCTATAGCTATAACACTTACCGCGATTACGAATCAAAAATACGGCTGCATCTGAAACCTGCTTTTGGTATCTACCGTTTAAGCAGCTTTCAATATGCTCCGGACAAAGTGCAAGAATGGGCTGACAGTATGAAAGTAAAAGGATTTTCAAAGAGCATGATCCAGAACACACTGACCTGCCTTCAAGGTGCTATGAACTATGCAATATTGCCATTGAAATACATCCAGGCAAATCCCTGTGTTGCTGTAAAAATCGGTAAGATGCCTATGGACATGACCGCAAAAGCACATACGGAATATATCTGTTCTGCCGAAGAATTTAACCAGATCCTGAAACGCTTCCCGGCAGATAACTGTTTTCATCTGTCGCTGGTTGTTCCATATAATACCGGAACCAGGATCGGGGAAACATTTGCTATTGATTTAAGCCAGGATGTAGATTTTGAAAAGCACGAATTGAGAATACATGGACAGATGCAGAAGGTTGAAAAGACCTGGTATATAAAGCCGCCAAAGTACGACTCTTACCGTACTATAAAAATGGGTGAAACTTTGGAAAAAGAATTAAAATTCGCCATTCAGCAAAGACGGATAAACAAACTGAAATACGGAGGGGCTTACTCAAAAACATACCTGCTGCCGGATCGCTCAATTGCTCAGATCCGTGCCGACATAGATGTACCTTATAAAGAAATATTACCCTTGTGTGTCAAAGAAAACGGTGCCTTGCTGACTCCGGATTCTTTCAAGTACTGTGCAAGAATTATCCACTATGAATTGAATAATCCGCTGTTTCATGCACACTGCCTGCGGCATACACACGGCACAATCCTGGCAGAGAATGGAGTAAACCCCAAAACAGTCATGGAACGATTAGGACACAAAGATATCACAACAACATTGCAAACCTATACATTCAATACCGATGCTATGCAGCAGACGGCGGTCGATGTTTTTGAAAATGCAATACAAACACAATAA